TATTTGCTTTTTTAAGTAAAGGATTGCCAAGATATACATCATTATTTGACATAATAAACTCCTATAAATTAATTACAATTCCAGCGGCGAAGAGCTTTATTGATTCTTGAATCTGGATCTCTTGCAGTTTTCGTAGAAGTAAGTTTTGATTTCATTCCAGACATACGTTTGCAGAATGACTTACGACGATTTGCTCTTTTTCCTGTTGGATTTTTTTCAGTTACTGCAGTTTGAAGTTTTGAACCTGGATTTTCTTTACGATAAGCATTCACTGCTTTTTGACTTAATCCATCAGTCTTATCTTTACGATTTACTTTTTGCCAATCTTCATCAATTTGAAATTGCTCACTCATTGGCTTTATATAATTTTTATTTGGCCCTAATTTTGCTGAACTTCCTCCTTGAGGACCAAATACTTGAATGAGTGGTTGTCCTGGTTGAATTTCTGATGCAGTGTGATGAATAACTACACAACCTGGATAAACTTTTTTAAGTTCATCATTTAATTCTTTTCTAGTTGGAAGTTTTATTTGTGGGAAGAACATTTTAATATAATAATACTTTCCCCTCCAAGAAATAGTTGTAGCAATTACATTTCCAGTTTGTGATTGAAGTCTTGTTGCTTCGTTTACCTGAGATTTAAATCCTTTAATTGGTTCTGGTTTTATTAAGTCTATAACCTCAGCAAAAGTATTTCCTTCTGAATCTTCTATTGTTATATCTTCAGTTTTTACACAATTTGGATATTTTTTACCGATCATTTTCTTCATTCCCTTTTTTTTATAACCTGCCCAACACTTTTCATTAATAATTTCATCTATGAGTTTGGTTGAAATACATTCTTCTTTATTTAAATCAATAGGGGGTAAATCAACTGGACCCATTAATTTTTTTACCATTTCTGATGGTAATTGTACTCTTTGTTTTGGTGTCATATTATGAAGTTTTTGTTGTGGCTTTGTGAGTGGTTTTTTATTGCTACTAATAATAAAACTTTTTGATTCATCAACATCCATCTCACCACTATCAACATAATCCGCCGCAGCATCAAGATAATCTGCTGCTTTAGTAATCTTTGATTGAACCCATGCTTCTATATTTCCTTCACCTTTCATTTTTTTCTTAAGTCTTTTTACTGCAGATGCAATAGTTGAGAGTTCTGATCTTGCCATTGAATGTTCATGATCTTTTTCGTTTGACTCTTTAATTGAGCATTCGTCTTTACCGTGTATATCACAAAAAACACCCCCTTTCGTGTTATTACATTTTTTCGGCCCTTCAACTGGTTTTCCTATACCAACTTCTGTTGGTTTAATTGATTGTCCTGGAGTGTTAAATCCTGCTGGTATTGGTTTACACACTTCGTCAGTATTACACCAATACATTCCTTTACCACACTTTTCTTCACCAATAATTCTTTCAACTATAGTTGGATATGATTCATTTTTATTTCCCCAATTTTTAGCACCAACTTTACGACATTTAACAAGTGCTCCAGAGGCATATGCACTTGGCCAAACAGCATAACGAGATTTTACTTTATTGTAACAAGCATCCTTTTTACCATCGCTTTTATTTTTTTTATTCTTTAACTCATGTAAATTTACCTCTTCAGTTTTTACATTTGTTGGTTTAGAACCACCAGTTTTTTCTGGTTGATTTGGATCTTTTCTGTTTTTTCTTCTAAACGCACGTTCTTCTTCTTCGTCCGATAGATTTGATGCCATCTTAGAACTTCCACACTTTGGAGTCGATTTTTGTCCTTGTTGACGCGCACATGGGGCACCCGCAAAAGGACCACCTATCTGCACCCATCCCTTTACAGTTTTTCCAGTTTTGGGGTTTTTTCCACTGGATTTTTTAAACCAATCATGAAGACTTTCATCTCCAGATTTAGTTTCTTCTTTCACATCTTTAAATTTTTTATGATTCTTTTTGGCCTCTGCTTCCATTTTTTTCAAACGGGTATAATAATCTGGAATTTCATCAAGATGTTGAAGAGCAATATCTCTAGCCAATTCATGATTATTGGTGTGTTCATGTTCAATAGGCTCTCCCATATCAAGTTGATGTTGTATAAAGGAAGCATCAAGACGATGCTTTTTTGCAATTTGTTCAACTGTCTTATAAGATTTTAATTTTGCCATTGAGTTTGGAATTACCTTTTTATATTTATTAATCTATACTATCTTTAGATTGTTGTTTTAAAAGTTTAGATAATTCGGCAGTTGAGCCTACAAATAATGCATTGTTAACTGTTGTAGGTCCTTTTGGCTTATCGTCTTCAATATCTTTTAAAGTTTTTTGGAGTTGTAATAATTTTTCTGCAGTTTCTCCCGTGTTTTTTATCAATTGACCAACAACTTCATATGCACGAGGAGCTGCAGTGTCTTGGGCCAATTCAAGAATTCCATTAATTGCTTCTTGTCCCTTTTCAATTAATGAATATAAATTTGCTCTTGCATATTCATAATCTTTTTTAATATCAATATCTCCTATAATATCTGGTTTAATTTCATCTACGGAAAGCTGTTCTTCTGGTGAAACTATTTCTCCCTTTACATTAAAAGTTTCATTTAATTTATCAAATTTTTTTGTCATTTTCATAGATATTATAAAATAGATCCAGTAAATCCAAAATCATCTCCTATTTCTATTAAATTATTATCTGCAGCTGTTATAAGTTTAACTTCAGTTCCTGATACATGATTTGAAACTTGTGTAGAATCAGACCCCCTTACAACAGTTAAAATGTTATTTGATTTTGATTTCACATACATAGACTCATCATTTATTGTAATGTAAGAACCTGATGATATTGTAGATGCATTAACTACTGTAATTAAATATTCTGAGGTATCAATATCTTTTGATAATGTCGTAACAACATTATTTGTATAACTTTGCAATGCTCTTGGTGAAGATGAATACACAAGGTCTCGTCCTGTAGATTTAGAATCCGCTCCTGGAGAATTTGCAGACATGAATACAATAGAAACTTTTTGAATAATATCTTTTTCTGCTTTTGATACAGGTCCAAAAAGATATATTTTAGCAGTAAATCGTAAAGTATAAATTAAAGCCCGTCTTGTACTAAAGTCTCCTTCATAATCATCTGTCATAGTAATTCCCTCTAAAACAACAGGAATATCTCTTTTTTCATCTATTTCATCGATTAATTTCAAAGACATATTATAAGAAGGTTGAAAATATGGTAATATCTGTTCTATTATTTGAAGCATATCATCATTAATTTTAGTCATAATATTGAGTTCAAATTCCATATTATATGGAACTGGCATAAATGATTTTCTAACGTCTTTTTTATCTGAACTTAAAGATGTAACAAAAGTTTGAGTTGTTGTTACTTTTCTTGTTGAATCATAATTTAAACCAATGAATTCAAAGGACATTCTCGGTAATGTAATTTGAATCGGTTTATTTAAATCTGGAGATTGCTCCAATCTTGCTAAGAATTTTTGGGATGGTCCATACGATAAAGGAACTTTTATTTCACTTACTACCTGTGATGAATTATTTTTATGCTTAATTATAATATCATTAAACAAAGAGCCAAATGATATTATAGTTTTTCTTAATATTTCGTGATAAAAATATTCAAACATTTAAAAGATACCTTTATACCATATTGATATATTTAGGGCATACCAAAAGGATTTTTTTCACTAAAGTCTATGATTGAAGCAGATTCTTCTTGTATGTCTTTATTTTCTGCATAAAAATCTGTAACATTATAATTTTGAGTTGAAATTAATTTTCTAGATGCGCTACTAGCAGTTCCAACTATACTTTCACCTGGAGTAAATTTACCTGAAACTTTTGATACTTTAAGTTCATTTGTAGTTGAGTTCCAAGAGTTAACAATGGCTTTAGATCCACTTGTTGAGCCAATAATCATTTCATTAACTTTAAATGTTCCAATACTTACATATGGTGGAGCTGCTATAATTATTGTAGGTATTGAAGTATAACCGACTCCACTATCAACTAGAGAAATTGAAGTTACGACTCCAGATGAATTGATATTCGATACTGCAATTGCAGTTGTTCCAATTCCAGGAGAACTTACCGTGACAGTTGGAGATAATACATACCCAGAACCTCCATTTGTTACACTAATAATTCCAACTATTCCATTAGCAATTTCTACAGTTGCTGTAGTTCCAGATCCTCCACCACCAATAAATGAAATACTTGGAGTAACAGTGTATCCTAAACCAGAGTTTGTAATTAAAACACCTTGAACTTTATTTGATGTTACTCCATTACAATCTACAATATCAGATATCATAGTTGATATTCCAGTTGCGGTTACACCGCCAGCTGGAGCAGATGAAAATACTACATTTGGAATTGAAGTATACCCTCTACCTCTATTCGTAATTGTAACTTTTCTTACTCCACCATTGAATATTGATGCAACCGCTGTTGCTGTGGATGCAATTCCCACTAAAGTTAAAGTTTGAACGTAACCTTGGTCCTGTACGTTATCATCTATATTTTCTATGCTAGTATCAATAAGTTCATCTTCATATCTGAATAGTTCACAAGTAAGTTGATATGTGTAGTTCTTTTGTAATTGATAAAATGGTTTTTCGTGCTCTACATATTTTATTTCAAAAAGTCTATCACCCAAAGGAAAATAAATTAAATCACCTTCCTTTGGTCTTGATGATAATTTTATATCTGTAATATCCTTTATCAAAGGTGAAATGTAAGTTTCAAATCTCTCCCTTGATATTGTGATTGTTAAATCGTCTAACTCCTGTATTCCAAATTTGGACATCAATGTTCCCAATCCATTATACCCATCATAAGTTTCAACATAGGCTTCTATTGGATAAGCATTTTCAAATTTAGATTCAATAACTTCCTTTATAATTGATTTAGTTGTTACATATTTTCTAGGTAAGTAATATACTTCAACTCCATACATTCTCAATTGTTCATTGATTAAATCTTGGATTAATCCTTGTTCTGTTTTTGAACCTTGTTGGAAAAATGGATTAAGCATTTAAATCTACCCAATCATATCTAAGGGTGGAAGTTCATAAGTAGAAGACATTTTTTCCATCAAAACATCGATTTCTCTTTGTGCATCATCATACATTTGTCTTCCATTCAATTCCACTCCACCAGGAAGCTTAACTCCTGTAAATTTCATCATATTTTGCCCCCATTGTCTTTTTATCAATGAGGTTAAATAAGGTTTTAAGAATGAATCATTCCAGACTCTTGAATAATCATTTGGATCTAGAGCTGCATAGCAATCTATAATAAAATATTTGCCCACAGATACCGAAGACCAATCAATATCTAAATATAGTCTATCTTGTCTTTTATTAAATCTTATTTGTTTTTGCGTATTTAAAAGAAAATCTAAATCTTCTAAATAAGTTTTCACCATAGCATAACTAAGAAGTTCTACTGAACCCCAATAGTAAATATCATTTAAAAATAATTGATATTTTATACTGAACATATTATGTGAAATTGTATTTGTACCATCAAATGTAAATATTTTATTTACCCCAATAACATTTGGTGGTACTTGTAAGTAGTTGCTATTTTCATAAAAATTAAATGTTGTTGCAGTTCCAACTATATTTGTTGTTACTGAAGTACTTGCAATACCTACAGAACTTTTAGCATTAGCTCCATATCCAGCTCTACCCCTATCAATGTCATTTTGTGTTACTTGATATTTAAAAAACGTTGGGTATACTCCATCAAAGTGTCTTTCTTGGAAAAACTGAACTGCATCATCAACTAAATCTTCAATTTGCTCATCCGCAACATTAATTTCTAAAACTGGCGCTCCCAGTTTTCTTTTACAGTAATCAATTAATTCTTGTCTGGTGGATGGTTGCGCCATTTTTTTTATATTTTATTCCTTAAAATATTTAGATATTATTTTTAATATTAAAATTTGAAACAACTTCTTGCTGTTTTAAATAAAGTTTATAAAAAGATTTTGCAATGGTTTTTAAACTTTCACTGTCATTAATAGAATCAATTTCTCTGGAATATTTTACATATTCAAAATTTTTAATTAAGCTTTCTAGCACAATATCATCTGGGTTCATTAATAATACTCCTGAGTAATATTTTTATTTCATCTAAACTTGTCTTTATAGTTGTTATTTCATTTTCAAGTTCATTGATTTTTGATTGTTCATCTTTAACTTTATTTCTTCTTGTAATGTAAGTATCGTAATCATTTTTATTTGTATTAACTATTGCATTTGATTTTAGATCTCTATAGAGGTCCTTTTGACCTTCAACTGGAATTAAATTCATATCAAGCAAGGGCAATAACTCTTAAATTTTTTATGATTGGAACAAAGGCTTGAGATTTACTTGTACCAATTAATTTAATTCTAAATTGTTTAAATGTATTTGATAAATTGGCTGTGAATGTATAATCTTTAAAATCAGATGGTGTGGGATTACTTATAAATCTATCTTGTTTAGTCATTTTCAAATCTGGACTTCCATCATTATTTTCTAAGCTAATTGATGACTGGTTATCTGGATTTATATTGCCATAACCTGGGAATAGGGTAAATGTGTTATTATTTTCACCAATTGAATAAAGTAATCTGATATCAGAATCATTATGAATATATGCATCAAGTAAAACTTTTATAGATGATGCTGGGTTATCTAGAATAATTTGATTTGATATGTAGGAGAATAAATTTGGGTCATCACTAATTGTATTAACTCTAGGATCTTTTATATAATCTGAAATAGGATTATTAATTTTATTGCTAATCAATACCAAACTATTGTTAGATAAGTCAATTGTAGGACTAACTCTAGAATCTGAAGTAGTTAAATTTACATTTAGACTAATAGATTTGTTTGCTGGAATTCCTGTCAGATATGTAGATTCATTAATTTTAGATGCAATAATTCGTGATGAATCAAAATAATTTATTGTATTATTTGATATATCTTGTAAACCTTGATCTACAAAAGAAACTTCATTTCCACCCAGACTTGTTCCACTGATTGTTCTAATTGATGATTTAATATTTGTACCTGTTGGGGAAGTCTGTCTTATATTTGGTATAATCATTTCAAATGGGATATTATATGTCGCTTGACCGTTAGTTCCTCCAACTTTACTTGTTCTATTAAACTTCAATTTCCCAAATCCAGTATTTACACTTCTATCTACTCCATCAGTAGACATATTAACTTTAACGTAATAATAATCCGCACCTATTCTTTCATTAATTGTACTGCTTACATCAGATAAATTGTGAGTTTTATTGATTCTTCTCAACGAAACTCCATTTAATTCATATTTTTCAACCAAAGTATCTATTGGATAATTAAATCCTTTTGTTGAGTCAATTTCCCTTGACACACCAGTTAAACTATTTGAAATTAGATTTACTCCAGTATAACTCAATATTTCATTTGATATTCTAACATATCCTGGGTTACTAGCACTCACTAAAATATTTTCAAAAACATTAAAACCAGAAATGCTGGAAACAAATAGTTCATTACTAGTTCCACTTGAACTTGGATATTGAGATGTCAGTTTACTTAATGAAGTACTAATTCCTGAAATATTAGAAATTGTTACTTTATTTGATGATGAATGTAAACCGTGATTTCTATGGAAAACTTTTATATGTTCTCCATCTGTAATTGTATTTAAATATGAGACTGTTAATATATTTCCATTATTAGTAAAGTCAGTTGTTAAACCGGAATTATTAATAAATCTAAGAGTGGAACCAATACTAATTTCTCCCTGAATATTATCTACAATAATTTGATTATTCCCATTAATTTGAGAAACACTTAATCTCATACCAGTACCCAAATTCTGAGAACCTATTGTGATTGGTGTTAAAATATCTCCTATCACATAACCAAAGCCACCGTTAACTATAGTTGCTCCTGAAGCAACCACACCACCATTATTGATAGTAATATTTGCAGTTGCATTTAAACCGGAACCAGTGATACTAGTTAGAGCAACACCAGAATAGGTAGTATTTGATCCAGTATATCCAATTCCAGAATTAATAACCTTCAAAGTACTAAAAGCACTTCCAGCATATCCAACAAGAGTTCCAGTAGCTGTTGCAAGACCTACAGACTGTTGTATGACAGTATTTCCAAGAGTCAAATTTGAATTTGTAATTGTTCCAGATAAAGATACTTTAACTTTATTTGATTCAACTATCAAAGGGTCCTTTGTCATAATTTGTAGTTTTTCATCAAGATCTGAATTAAAAAACTGAGTAAATCCAGAAGAAACAAAATTGGCCCTATAAATCTCAAATGTTAAATCTTCATATTGACTAGGAGACCACGTTGACGCATTTTGTGATTTGAATAAAGAACCAAGAAGTCTTTGTGTGGTAACTAATACTTGATTTTGCTCAGAATTTAATGTTGACACATCAGATTCACCAAGCCTAGATATCCATACATTATATTCATTTGAATTTGAAATTATAACGATAGCATATTCTTTTTGGCCAGACAGATAAACTGGAGATTCAAATTCAAATGTTGTAGAAACTGAAGCATCTTCTGAAATATTAATTTTATCTGGGGTTAATTCAACTTCAGAAAATGGAAGAATTTTTTGATTTGGTACTCCCAATTCAACTTCTCTAATTTGAACTACAACTGGAAGAATATCATCCTTTGTTCTAAAGTAAAGATCAACCTTTGTGATATAAATTCCAGTTGAGTCATCTACTACAAATGATTGTGCTAAAGGATCTATATATTCTCCAGTAAGTCTAGTATTTGTAGATACATTTGTAACATTTGTTGTAAATGACACAGTTTGACTTGAATTACTTGAATCTGATATAGAATTTTCCTGCCTAAATCCATTATCAACTTCAACTCTGGCATTTCTAAGAGAAAGTGTAGATTGTTGTGTTGTATCAACTTCACCTTGAGAGTAAAAAGTTTCTTCAGCAACAGTAGTAATAACTCCAGGAATTTGTGAATTTGTTGAACTGCTGGTCAATTTGAATCTAGATCTTCCAGTTTCAAATGTTGGAGAACCAGATAATCCACTTGGAACTTGGAAAGAACCTATTAAAGTTCCAATTCTATCTGTAACTAGTCTAACATTTTTTATTGTAGCTTCAGAACCTGATGTTAAACCTCTAAGTCTCATTCCAATTTTTATAGAACCATAAAAATTAGGATTTAATTCTTCAGAAAGAGAAAACGTATCAATATTTAATATTGAACTTGTTGATGAATAGTTTTCTGGAATTGATACATTTCTATCATATGGATTTCTATCAAATGTATCAGTTGGATTATTGTATGGGCCATATTTATGATTTGATTTTGCAACTCTAAATTTAGCTTCAATTTTATTAGTAGATGCTGTAGAAAACTGACCGATTACAGTTTCTCCGACCTGAAATGACCCAGAAATCATTTCAATTTCAATGAGTTTACTGAAACAATAATCACTGACGTTTACACCATCAAAGAATGGATAAACTTGCGTAAATGGCTTTAATCTTTTAGATGTAAATTCAATATTTCTAGACCTCATATATGTAATTACATCTCTACGAACAACTCTATCCCCTAAAGTTTCCGTATTTATGACTTCTCTAACTTTATATTGAGAACCAGTTCTTTGTTGACTTAATCCTACATTTAATGATGAATTTGTAGAAACATTAGCGTTTGTTATTCTATCTACAGAGGTTGTTTCAGTTCCAACTAAAAATGATTCTGGAACATTTGCAGCATTGGGCCATCTAAAATTCCTAAATTCTTCTAAAGTACCTTGCCTAAATCCATTTGTAGAATTTGTATTTAAATTGGATGATGAACTTGTGCTTGATTGTGATGTAAAATTAACATCAATTCCTGTAGTTTCCCAAGAATTCCAAATTACAGGGCTTACTCCTATTCTTTGGCCATCTTGGTCCGTATTTATTTCAGTTCTTAATGCTTCAGCAATTCCAAGGAAAGAACCTTCTACATCAATATTATTTACCTGCAACCTATTAGTATCAACCCAAACATCTGTTGTGGGATTAAGTTGAATAGATCCTTCCCAAAGCTTTACTAAAAATGGAGTAACATTCTCAGTTCTTGTTGCAAAAGGCTGCTTTAACCAAGAGACTTCATTATAATCCAAACAAATAGTATCACCAGTTCTTTTTATATTGGAACTGACAATATTAGAGAATCTTTTATCATCATTTAATTGAGTTGCGCCTCCAATTCCTGGAATTGTAATATTGGCGATTTCTAATTTTACATTAGATGTAAAATGTGAAGGTCTAAGCTCACCTTTAGCTGTATCAATACTATTTTTAACACCATTAGATGTATCTTGTGTTAAAAGTGAAGTAAAGTTATCAACATAGAATCCAGATTTAAATCTGTTTAGTCCAGTTCCATCATCAACAAAAAGATTTTGGGTGGATGATTCCAATGATGAAAGTGAAGTATAATATTCAAGATTTTTGATTCTATTTTCAAGATTGAAAATATCCTTCATTTGATATCTTTTATGTTGAATAAATTCAATCTTGGCATCAGAAGTATCATATAGATATGCGGGAAGATATACGTTTGCAATATTCATAGCACCAGAAATTTCTTCTGGTAGAGTTGGATTATCCGATGGACTTCCGTATTTTATCGTAAATGATTTATCTTTGGTCAAATAAATTCTGTCAATTCTTGGTAGATAATATGAATACGATAAAGTTAAAGATTCATCTGCACAAATAACATCTTTTGCACTATGTAAAGAGCTATTGAAAGTCCTTCCAGAAAATTCAAATGGTGATCTGTTTCCTTCAGAAACTGAATAATCACTAACTCTTGGTCTGAAATCTACAATATCAGTAACTCTACAACCAGAAATTTTTAATATTTCTGATTTATAGTTAAATGATCCATAAGAATTTACAGTGGTAATATCACCACTATCTGATGCATCATAATAACCTCTAGAAAATACTACTTTTAATTTTCTTTGAACATTTTCGTTAGTATTTCTAACAATTTTTGAATAATCATAGTAAGTTGGTGTTTGTCCAGTAATCAACTTATAATTCTTTGTTACATTTTTACTTCCAGGATCAATTGAAGAAATTATTCCATTTACATTGGATTGTTTAAATTTTACAGTTTCTCCACTTAAAAATGTAATGTCATTCAAATAAATGAATCCTATTGATGTATCACTAAGTCTTTCTGAATATAAAGCTTTTGCACCACTTACGTTTCCAACTACAATTTCACCAATAAGTAAGTCATTTGTCTTTGATGAAGGCCCGTCCATAGAACCTATGATTGCAGAAGGTATTTTAGGATCTAAAATATCATTTGATTCAAAAATTCCATAAAGAAGTCCTACATCTGGATAATTTAAACATATTTCTTTATCTTGAACTCTAGTTCCATATGGATAATTTCCATAAATTAAACCATCATTTGATGTAGATTGACCTATTCCAGATGAAGGACTTGATGATTTATTAATGATAATACTATCTACAACTTTCTTTTTCTTTAATTTTGATGTAATTTTTGATCTTTTTAAAGTTGCAATTAAAGTTGCTCCAGTATCATTGGAACCTAGGTTGTTTATTTTTAAATTGGTAGAACCAGATTGAAATTCAAATTTATCTGATGTTAATGTTTCTAAAGAACCATCACTTCTAATTAAGATATATCTCTCTTCATCAAATGGTAAAAATGTATTATTTTGACCTGCTGAAATTACATTTGTAGAATTGCTTGTAATTGTAACGTTATCAAATTGTCTTCTTATGATTAATTCAGACGATGAGAAATCAACAGAACTTATATTTTGTTTAGGTAAGATGCTATAGAGACTATTATTTCCAGATACATTTTCACTATTTCCACTAGATTGTAATTTTGTTGATAATATTGATAAATCTGTTACATTAATTGGTGATGCTGAGAGTGTTCCATTAACAACTCCTGGCACATTTTGTATGGATGAAATTTCAAATTGTTTTGTATTATAAAAAACTCTTCCTACCTTTGCATATGAAATTGTAGAAATACCAGATTGACTAAATTTTACAAGATTTCCTGAAGTAACAATTCCAGAAATATTTGTATTATTTACAGTAACTGTTGAAATTCCTCCACTAAAAGAACTTATGGAAGCAATTCCTATAAAATAAGACTCTGATTGTATAGTATCAGCACTAAATGTTTTTCCTGTTCCTACAGTGGAATGAACGGATTTTATATCAGAAATGCCATAATTTCTAATATTTGCAATATATCTTGATTGATTTGTTGTAGTTGTTGTTGACCCAAAGGAAATATTTTCTTTGGGTGAAAATTGACCATTAATTTGATAAATTGTAATCGTACTTGAACTGCTTACAGAACTTCTTAAATAACCAGTTGCTCCTGTTGAGTCCCCTTGAATAAATGTAGGTACATTAAGTGTTACTGGTTCATTTAAATCAGCTATTGAATATGTTTGTATATCAAATAGGGATAAATCCCATTGATTTATATCTAGATTACTGACATCATAACCACCCTGCTCCAAAGAAAAGTCATAAACTCTAGCACACCCAATTTCCTGCCCCGAAGCTATTCCTGCATTACTTCCTACTCTTTCATCCCTCAAACTTAAAATTGTAGTTGTATTAAATCCAATTAAAGGAGAGCCTGTAATATTATTTACTGATAGAGTTGGAGTAAAATTAAAATTTACTGCTTGATTTTCTATTGTTTTTGTAGTTCTTGGTTTTGGTACATCTAAAAATGTTGAGCCATCAAAACTTACTTCATATCCCTTAACATAAGCCTTTCCTGAACTTATTTTATAGATTGCTAAATCTTCACTGGGAACCGATCCATTGTACGTTAATTCCCCTTCATTGAATATACCATCATTTCCAATTCCATCATTTAAACTTTCTTTACATAAAGTAGAGAATGATTTTACATAATAATGGCCAGATTCATCAAAAGTTCTTTTTGCTAGTTCATCTCCAATAATATTATATTCAGTATTATTGTTTAACTCCCTAATAACACCATCTTTTACGGTTGCGAGTTGAACAAAACTATGATTATCATAGTTATTAAGATCTTTTTTATATAATGATGCTGTTATTTTTAGTCTATCTGCCCCTGGAGCAGAGTAATTATTATATCCTTGAGAATTATCTGTTAAATCTTGATCATCATCTGATGTGATAAGTTCTTCATTTACCAATAAACCAACTCTATAATTTGGTTTATTGGTATATTGATCTAAAATTAAAATTTGGTCCGAAACCTCGACAAAAGTTCCTCTTAAAAAATAAACTCCATTTGATAATGCAAATGCAGAACCAACAGAAGTTGAATTAGTAGAGATGGTAGATGCAAAACCTTCATCCACATTGATAAAAGTATTTCCAAATTGAATTGGAGTTTCTGAAATTAATACCTCATCATCTGAAAATTCTCTTTGAGATAAATCATTTTCAGATGATTCAAGATAATCAACATAAAGGGTTATATTTCCTCTTTCAGATTCATCTGCACTTATTACTTTAACTACCTTGGCTTTTACTCCTGAATTTTTTCCATATATTTTTAATCCTTCTAAATTATTTAAATATAAAGATACTGGAATTCCTGAATATTCACTATTAATTTCTATTGCATAAAAATTACTAATATATGTCAATTGTCCAGGAATTACTCTTGCACCTTCTTTGAAGAAATGAGAACCAAATTGTTCTATTTGATTTTGAAGAATTGATTGTAATGATGTTAATTCTCTAGCCTGAATTGGATATCCCGGCTTAAACAAAACTCTATAATAATTTTTATTTTTATCAAAGTCATCAAAATATGGATTTATATTAAGATTGGTTTCTTGTGACATAATTTTTTATTAGAATTGCAAAATAACTTTGATATCTTCTTTTTGGTTTAATGACCTAGTAATAGATGGTCTATTATCAATGTAAATCATATCTCCAGAATATTTTTTTACTTCTGGATATGAAATTCCACTCTCAAAATACTGACCAAGATTATATGTTCTATTATTTATAGTTGTACTTATACCAGTGAATGAAGTATCAATGGGAAGATTATTTGATGTTCCTACTATAATATTTGAACCTCCAGTTCCTGGACTTGAAGTAAAACGATATAAATTATATCCATATTGTGGTGTAAATGATAAATTACTAGTTCCACTTGTAAATCCAACAAATGACCTATCTTGCCAATATTTCAAAACTCCAGTTTTGTTATCATATGAAACTACTTTACCAACAGCAGTTTGGCCTGTAGAAATTGTTTGAGTTATTACTGAATTTGCATTAAACGTTGCATTACTATATCCAGCACCAACTTTTAATGCATATGTATTACTTACTTTTTGTTGATTTAATAGTGTTGTTGTTCCATAAGAGACTGGATTTTTTATTATACCAACTCTTGCTATTTTATTTCCAGTTATAAAGTCTGGATTTAAATCATCATTTTCAATTCTAGAATATACTAAAACATTTTTTGCCCCCAATTCTTGGTAAATATCAAATCCGTGCCCACCAGTAGGGGGAATAATCACATCAAATGTGGGTAAAATATTTCCAGTAATTCCAGCAGAATTTAAATCTACAATTCCATAGGTATATCCACTTCCTCCAGTTGTTACATCTATAGACTCTACTGTGGAATCATTTCCAACTACTATTGTTGCTTTAGCACCTGAACCATCACCCAAAATTGGAACATTAGTGTAAGTTTTTGCATTTCCTAAGCCACTTCCTCTATTTGTAATTGTTATTACTTTTAATTGTCCACTCTTAGACGCATCAGAATGTTCTCTGACAGAAGCGTTTTCTAAATTTGTATTCCAATCTTTAGGAGCAGGAATAAAATTCAAAGAATCAAATTTAATTAAA